AAGCCCTACCTGCCCAAAGGGTGGCTCATCGAGGGCTCAGCGCGCCCGGTCGACAACGTGCCCACGACCGTCGTGAAACTGCAGCAGCTGGCAGTGCGCAAACTCACCGCCGCCCCCCTTGGCACGTTAGAGATCGACATGCGCGCCACGATCACCGCCCCCGGCGAGCACACGCAAACGGTGGAGAACAAGCTCGACCGCGACCTGCTGCTGTTCCTCAACGCCCTGAACACTCACCGCGTCAAGTGGGACGAAGCCACCAAGGTCATCGCCGACAGTCGCCTCGGCTACGACATCACCATCACCATCCTCGCCCTAAAGGAGTAAACAGCCATGCCACAAGTAGCACTCGCCCTCTCACCGATGACCGAGTTCGAGATCATCCTCGGAGCCGGCACCGACGACTACGCCCGCCACATCGCCTCCTGTCGCTTCGTGCCCACCGGCGGCACCGAGTCACGCTGGAAAGGCGGCACCCCCACGGCCAAAGTCGCCCACCGTAGCGAGTCAGACTGGTCGTGTGAGATGCGCCTGGCGCAAGACTTCACCGCCACGGGCCTTGCCCGCTACCTGCTGGACAACGAAGGCACAGAGGTGGCGTGCACGTTCACCCCCGTAGCTGGCGGGGTGACCTTCACGGCCACCCTCGTGCTCGCCTGCCCCGAAATCGGTGGCACCATCGACGCCTTCGCCGAGGCCACCGTTACCCACACGGTCGTCGGCAAGCCCACCGTCACCCCGTAAGAGCTCGCCATGCGCATCACGGTCTTTGGGTCTAAAGAACTGCAGGCAGTACTGCTGGCTGTAAAGACCGTGGACCGTGACACGCGCAAACAGATCAGGAAGCACACGCAGACCATGGCCGCGCCCGAGTGGCAGAAGGCCATGGCCGAGCAAGCCACCACCAGGCTGGAGCACCGCGTGCTGGTCTCCACCGCCCGCGTGCGCGTGTCAGATCAGAACGTGACCTTGACGGCGGCAACCGTAGGCCGCGCCCTCTCAGGTGGCCTCTCGATCAAAGACCAGTGGCACGCCGTGGAGTACGGAGCCGCAGACACTGAGGTCACCTATCAGGCACGCAACCGGCAAGGCACCACCTACAACGTCACCCGCAACACGCGAGCGCAGCTGAAGGTACGCAAGAAAGCCGGCTACGTCGTCGGCCCGGCAGCTGCCGCCATCATCCCGCGCATCGCCTCTCTCTGGGTACAGACCACCGCACGAACTATCTACGACAAGCTAGAAGGGAAGGGTTAGCAATGGCTAAAGGCATCGCCATCTCTATCGCCGCCGAGACTAAGCCCTTCCTGCAAGGCGTGCAGAAAGGCATCATCAAGCCCCTAGAGGATGCTGCCGACATTCTGCAGGACCTCGGCCAGGATGGTGGGCGCGACTTCGACAAGCTAGAGAAGTCCATGCGCGACGCGCAAGACGAAACCGACGACACCCGCAAAGCCTTCGCAGACCTGCAGAAGGAAATCGCCGAGACCGGCAAGAAGTCCCGCACCGACTTCGCAAAACCCGTCAAAGAGTCCACCGACAAAGTCAGCGAGAACCTCCGAGAGGTTGGCTCTGAAGCCAAAGCCAACGCGGCCGAAATGTTCTCCAGCTTCGACGGGTCCTTCGAGTCCATCGCCGACGCCGCCCAAGGCACCCTCGGCGGCCTCGTGGGCGGACTTGGTGGTATCGGTGGTGTGGCAGTTGCCGCAGCAGGAGCGGCCGGCCTGGGCCTGATCGCGGCGGAGCTTACTAAGCAGAAGGACCTCGCCGACGAGCTAAAGGAGGGCCTCACCTCGGCCTACCAAGAGGCCGCAGCTGAAGGGCGCGACTACTTGACCGAAGCGCAAATCATCGCCCGTGCAAACGAGATCATCTTCAACCCCGACCTCTTCAAAAAACAAGCCGAGAACGCCAAGACGCTCGGCGTCGACGTCGCAACAGTCATACGAGCCCAAGCAGGCGACGTCGAAGCCCTCGCCGTCATCAGCGCCATCGCCCTGCAGGCAGAAGAAGACCGACTCGCCGCCACGGCCGGCTACCAGTCCACAGGAGCCGAGGCGGCACTCATCACTCAAGCGCAAGACATCGAAAACGTGGCCAAAGAATACGCCGGCGTGGCTGGCCAAATGAAGGAAAACGCGGAGCTTGGCCGGGTCGCCATCCAAGTCACTGAAGACATCGAGACCGCCGCCCGCGACCAGATCGCCCGCACCCGCAAAACCGACGAGGACCGCTGGAACGCCCTCGGCGTCAAGTACAGCGAAGCCGCCGCCCGCCCCTCGGTGGAGGTGCGCTTTGAGCCAACCCTGCCCAGCGACGAGATCATCCGGCAACGCCTGCAGGCAGCCGCCCGCCGACAGTCCATTCAGATCCCCTTCTCTGCTGTAACCCGCAACGGCACGGTGGTCTTCTAATGGCCGTCACGATCACAGGGCACGGCGACACCATCGAGCCGCTGCTGGTGCTCGGCTGGGAGTCGTCCACCGAGTCGCGCAACATCTATCACCAGATCATCGGCCGGGTAAGCCTCGACGTGACCCTGCGCGACGACACCCTGCAGGCCGGCACCCTGCCGCTCCTCTTCGGCAGCAGAGCCTCAGCAGTAGCCGCCCGCGACTTCCTCCGCATCAACGCCGTCTACACCCTCACCGACACAGACCGGCCAGAGCTTGACCTGACATTCACCAGGCAGGGCAGCATGGACCTCTCACAGGGTGAGGACCGCGTCTACTGGCAGCTGAACGTCTCCTTCCAGCAGGTGAACCCGTGAGCCGCTTCGACACCCTCACCGTCGAGGCCACCGTGCGCCCCACCGACGTGCTCCTGCAGGTGGAGTCGTGCGAGCTGACCATCGACGAAGCTTGGTCGCCGTACGGTCAGGCCCGCCTGGTCTGCCGCACCCCTACCGACCGCGACTCTGTAGACCTTCGAGCCGGCTACATCGAGGTCGACCTGCAACTCCTGCGAGCCTTTGGCAGGTCGTGGGACTTGGCCGAACTAACGGCCGACAACGGCGGCACCGTCGCCGGCCTCACCACCCTCCTCGCAGGCCAGCCCCTCGGCGCACTCACCAATCGCTACTTTGAGCCCTTCGGCGGCTCCCAAGTGCGCAGCGCGGAAATCATCGCCGCCCGCCTTCCGATCATCGACCGCACGATCGACGACGAAACCGGACAGCTCACCCTGACTCTCGCCACCGGCGAAGCACTCCTGCAGGCCGACGCACTTGTCTCCCCTGTGCCCTCGGACCCTGGAACGACCTCGCTCCGCACCATCATCACTAGCGTGCTCACGCGGTACGGTGCAGCACTCACCGCCTCGCCAGCCGAGGCGACCGTCGCCGAAGTGCAGGCGACAATCTGGAAGCCTGGCGTGACCGCGTGGGCGTACCTGCAGCCAATGCTAGAGGCCGCCTCCCTTCGCCTGTGGTGCGACCTCGACGGCACCTGGTATCTGACCCCCCGCCAGACTGACACCGAGGGCACCGTGTCTCTTGCGGTCGCGCAAAACGTCACCCAGTATGTCGACCGCATGAGCCTCGACCCTGAAGTGTGGGCGGACGCTGTGGTCATCGAGTACAAGTGGACCGACGCCCTGAACCTGCAGCAGATCGCCTACGACGTCGCCGGCGCGAACCCCTCCAGGGCGTGCCTGCGCATCGAACGCCAGGCAGTCTTCCCAGGGCCAGGAGCCGCCGCCGGCATCCTCAACCGGGCACAAGGCCGAGGCCGCACTCTAGAGCTCAGCTCGACCCTAAACCTTACCGCTCGCCCCGGTATGGGCGCACAGATCACCCCCATCGCTGGGCAAGTGCAGACCGGCGTCGTGTCAGCCATCACGTGGCGGGCACCTGAAGCACAAATGACAGTCAGCACGCGCGGCCTGGTGGACACCCCCGCCACCGCGTACATCTTCGGACCTACTGGAACGTCATACCTCGACGCGCCAGTGGGCATGAGCTACACCGAGTTCGAATGGAGCCTCATCTAATGGCCGACGGAGACATCGCAGCAGCAGCCGGCATGGATATTCTCGCCGGCACAGAAGACCTCAGACAGTCTTACCTGCAGCACAACAAAACGCGCGACCTGCTTGCCACCCATCAGGGCACCGGCACACACTCAGCCTCAGCCATCAACTCAGGCACGCTGGCCGACGCGCGCATCCCTTCCCTGAACGCCAGCAAGATCAACGCCGGCGTTTTGAACGACGCGCAAATCCCAGCGTTGACGGCCGCCAAAATACCAAACCTCGACGCCTCGAAAATTACCTCAGGCACCATCTCCCGCAGCGTGTCGACCAGCGGCTCCGGCCGCTTCGGCTCTGCATGGAATTACAACATAACAAGCACCAGGCGCGCGGTCTGGATGGACCCAAACGGCCTGCTAGGCCACACTGCCTCCAGTGAGCGTTACAAGACCGCTATCCGCCGCGCAGAGCTCGACCCAGTCACGGTCCTAGAAATCGTGGAAGTCGTCTACTACGCCCCACGCATGACCGCCGCCCAGATCAAAGCAAACGGCGGCAAGGAGTCCACCGAGGTGGGAGTCATCGCCGAGCAACTACTGCAGGCAGGCCTGTGGGAGTTCGTCTTCTTCGACGACGAAGGCAACGCGCAGGGCGTGCACTATGACCTGCTATCTCTGGCCGCCATCGTGGCAGTGCAGCACGTATGGACCGAACACAAAGACCTAACGGCCCGCGTGGCAACCCTAGAAAACGGGGGTACGTAATGCCTGCAGGGCTGGGAGGACAAGACGCCCAAGGGCAGTGGCAGTTCGGCGAACTCGATAACGCCGGCGGCCTAGCCTCTGACCTTCTGAACCTTGGCCAGTCCAGAGTGTCCGCCGGCTTCGCCGCAGACCGAGCGCGGCTTGAAACTTTGGAAGCGCCGCAGGGCCTGGTCTGGCTGGAGACCCTACAAGGCACCGGAACCGAAATCATCATCAACAACCTCGACAGCACCTACACGGGCTTCCTCGTCGAGCTGGCATCACGCGGCACAGTTGCGGACATTACAGGAGTGCTTCGAACCGCGGCAAACGTGGACGTAGTCACAGGCTACGACAGGTCGGAGATACTCGGACGCAGCGGCGTCGCCTCAGCCTCTACAGGTGCCTCTGCAGCAAGCTGGCCCATCAACAACCTGCCGAACAGCCGGCATATGGCGAGCCTGCACCTGGAGGGTTTATCTCAACCAGTGAACACCCTGGCCATTCTGAACGCTGGCACGCACTCAAGCCCGGCGCAGTCCAGCAACTCGTCGGGCGTCTACACCCGATTCCTATCTCATCAAGGTACAGCGGCTTACCGCGGGCTGAAGCTGACTTTGAGCGCCTCGCAGACCTACGTGTGCAGAATCTTTGGTAAACGATGATGCACCTAAGCCATCCAGCGCCAGGCCGCCGCCTCACCTCACCGTTTGGCCCACGAGTGAACCCTGTAACCCGAAGGCGCAGCCACCACAATGGCCAAGACTTCGGCGGCACCTTCCCCGTCCTATCAGCCAGTGCCGGCACGGTCAAAGTCAGCGCCTACAACGCGGGCGGCTTCGGCCACTACGTCATCATCGAGCACAGCCCCACACTGCGCACCCTGTACGCCCACGGAGTGCGCCCATCAATTTACAGGGCAGGCGCGGCTCTCAACGCTGGCGCGGTTGTGTTCACCTCTGGCAGTACCGGTCGATCAACCGGCCCGCACCTTCACTTCGAAGTACACGAGCGCAACCGCTTCGGAGTGTTCACACCCGTAGACCCCGCCCCGTATCTGCGCCCTGCACCACCAACACCATCACCACCGCCAAAACTGACCGAGAAGGAAGAGGACCCGATGAAGCCCAAAGTGTTCCAACGCACTGGCACTGAGTCCACAGAGGTGTCTGTCGTCGCCCCCTGGATAAAAGGCGCCGACGATCTCCAACGCGGCTATCGCATACTCACCAACCCGGCGGACATTCTCGCCGTGGAGCGACTGTATGCACAAGGTGCAGGGACCGCGGACAAGGTAAACCGGGATGGATACGTAAGCATTCAGCAGCAGGCACGCCTCGACGCCGCCAGCTGGGAAGCCCTCGCAAAATGAGCGGCGAGCTAGCAGTGTCCGTGATCGCCGCCTCGGCGGCCATCATCGCCGCCGTGGTGGCACTGCTAGGCGCACGCGAGGCACGACAGACCACGCGAGTGCAGGACCTAGAGAAAGGCCTGGATGGGGCACACGAGCAAATCTTGGCCGCTCGTGCTGACCGTGAGCAAATCTGGCTGTACTGCCGGCAGCTCATCCACCACATCTACGTCGGAAACCCACCACCACCCCCTCCCCCGCCCCCTGGCATCTTCGACTGAAGGAAACCCTCATGACACAGCACAAAGCCCTCGCAGGGCTCCTCATCGCCTCAGCAGGTGCCGGGCTCACTGCCGCGCTCGCGTTCACTCCAGCCGGCACACAGTGGCACCTGTTCCTAACGGTCGCCATCGCCGTGCTGACACCTGCAGCAACCTACCTTGGCGTCTACTGGACACCGAACCGCGTGGAGCCTTCCTAGTCGGCTAATGCCATGATGGTGCGCCGCAGGCTGTCAGGCTGGGTCTGTACGTAGCGCCTGGTGGTGGCTGGGCTGGAATGACCCAGGAGCTCCTGCACGGCGAACACGTCACGATCGACCTGGTAGGCGAGGGTGGCGAATCGATGGCGCAGAGTGTGCAGGGTGTACTCGCCCGGCATGACGCGCGTGGCAATCTTTCCCACGTAGCGGGCGGAGAGGTGCCCGTCGAGGCCAGGGAACACCCACCCGGCCGGTCGTGCTGTGAGCACTCGTGCGAGCCCATCAGGTAACGGCACGAGCCGCTCACGGTTGCCCTTACCGTGCACCACCAAAGACAAGCCGGTCAGGTCTTCGACGAGATCGTGGGAATGGATGCCGGCTATCTCGGCACGACGCAGCCCCAGTTCGGCAGCTAAGCGCAGAATGAGCCGGCCTCGCACGTCGGCCGCGGCGAGGGCTTCACGGTACACCCGCTCGGGCGCCGGGCGTGCGCGCCCGATATGGGCTCGCACCTTCGGCAGCATGAGCGCAGGGTTATCGCCCGTAAGCTCCGCCGCCACAGCCCACCGATAAAACGATAAGAAGGTGGTGCGCCGACTGCGCCTAGTCTCGACCGCCCAAGCCTGCTGGCTGGCATAGGTGACGAGCTCGGCGGCCGTGAGCTCGAAGGGTCCGGCAGTGACGCGCCGGCCTAAGTGTTCTAGGTGCTGCTTCCGTGTCGCCCTGGTGGTCGAGGGCCCACCGCTGGCCGTCTGCGCTTCGAGATACTGCGCTACAGCTTCCTGCCATTGGTGAAACTTAATCATCCCCAATTTATAGCCGATTTACCTGACGAGCATCCAGAAGGCGAGGTCTATGTCGAGGGTGCAGTATTGACGGCCTGTGGAGCCTGACCAGAAGGTTGGGGGTTCGAGTCCCTCCGGGCGCGCATCATCTTCTGCGCCCCATTGCGCACTGCTCGGCCAGGCACTTTTGCCGCCCTCCCATGAGGCCAGGCCCGACGAGAGCCAGCCAAGGTCGACGGCGCAGGCCATGTGATAGGCCAGCAGGACAACGGGGGGCACGGTCGAGCCGGGGGTCTCGTACCGCAGGACGGTTCGGCTACTGCAGCCGAGAAGCTCAGACATGCGCCGCTGACTCAAGCCAGCAACAGACCGCGCCTTGATCAGACGGTCTTGAAGGGTCCATGTAGGAGCCTGTAAACGGGTTCGGGTTTCCAGAATATCGCTCATCTGGACAGTTTAGTCCCTCTGCGTCAGTTGACGCAAGGGCGTGGAGTGTCAGGCTTGCGTCAGTTGTCGTATAACTGACATACTGCCCACATGCAGACATTGATGACGGCCCGCGAGGTGGGCGAGCTCGCCGGCCGGTCGCGTCAACAGGTGGCACGAGATGCCAACCTTGGAAAGATCGAGATAGCCCAGCGCCTACCCGGCAAGCAGGGCGCGATGCTCTTTACAGAACACGCCGCCAACAGCTACGCCGAGGCCCGCGCATGAAGCGCCGAAGCTCCTACCTACGCCCGACCGAGGCCTGGTGGATGCACCCGGCCATTCTGTTCACGGTGCTGCTGTGCTTCGGCACCATTGCCACCATTCTGGGCCTGCGCCTCGCCGGGATTCTGCCATGAGCTGGCAGGCGATGGATGCCGCCGACCACGTACCCCACAGCGCCGTCAAAGACCTCGAATACCGAGTGCTGCTGAAGCTTGCCAACGTCGCCGCACAAGACGGTACGCGAGCCTGGCGCAACATGCACGAGGTCGCCGTCGAGCTAGGTGTCAGCCTACGCAGCGTACGACGCGCCCTCTCAGGGCTTGAAGCCGAGCGCCTCATCGTCAAGGGAGACCAGGCGCACGTATCGCACATCAGCGGCAACCGACGCCCCGCGGTCTACGACCTCAACATGGAAAAAATGCTGAATTGGGACACCTACCACGGCATCGAATCCACACCCCTCGACGGCTTGACTCCAGGGGTGACATCAGGGGTGACAACGTTATCCACAACCCCTGTGGAATTCGGCCCAGGGGTGACATTAGGGGTGACAACTGTTGGCCACCATAAGGAACTAATAGAACAACCTACTAAGACTAATAAAGCTACTTACGGTTCCGCGCGCGAGCGACGCTGTGCAGGTGGTCACGTTGAGATCGCTGACACCCGCTATTGCATCTACGGCGACCCCGTCCGCGAGATGGCCACCTCGTGAGCGAACAGCGCAAAGCCGCCCGCATGGTCGAGATGAAGATCAGTGTGCCTCTGCTGACCTACCGCCTACTTCAGCATCGAGCCGAAGCCCAACGAGTGCAGCCGACGACGATGGCTCAGCACCAGCTAATCAAAGTGAACGACCCCGGCCTGAGACAAGAGCGCAGCCTCGATCTACGGCAGGAAATCTTCAACCTGTGGAGGCGAGGCAAGAGCGGCCCCCAAATCTCCATCGAGCTTGGCTGCTCGGTGGGCACCGTCAACAAGCACAAGCGCGAGATACGCGCCAACTGGTCCACCTACGCAGGAGAGGCCCACACAGCATGAACGCCGCACGCCCTGAGCACTCCACCATCGCCGCATGGGAGCAACTCGACAAGCTGGCCCTCGACTACCGCCTGCTTACTACGAAGCTACACAAGGAAGGCGCGCACGCCGACGACGTTGTCTGGCTCATGCGCACCGCCGGGCAGTGCGCAAAAGCGCGCGACCAAGTCGCCCAGGGATCCATCGACCTCGACGTCGCCATCGCCATCATCGACGCTGCAGACAACCTCTTCGCACCCGCCCGCGACCTTGTGCGCCACCGACTGAACAAGGCCAGCTGATGCGCCCCGACATTGACCCCGGCACCGGCGAGCTCGGCCTGCTCGCCCTGCTGGTCATCGCCGCCTGGACACTCTGGGCATGGCAAGCCACCAAGAGGCAACCATGAGCCAACACCACCGCGCCCAGAAGTGGACCAGCCACGCCCCACGCCTACGAGTGCAACACACTGCCACCCTGCCCAGACCCTGCATTGACTGCGGTCGCCTAGTCCACAGCACCGACGCCTGGCAGGTGGGGCACGTACGCGCAGCGATGCACGGCGGCAAGCCCACCTTTCAGAACACCGGCCCCAGTCACACGGCCTGCAACCGTAAGACCGGCGGCAAGATGGGCGCGCGCGTCACAAACTCACGACGACGACGAGCTCAAGACCTCCGCGAGTGGTGACTGTGACTCTTATCCGCGATTCTTTTGAGAAGTCACCAGTACCTCCGCCTGAGGGCAGCACAGAATTCTCTCTCCAAAGGTGGGACGAGCAACGCGACCGCGGAATCGTGCCCACCTTCCACAGCGGGCAGGTGGGCAGCACTCGTGACCGCGTCGCCTTCCTCAAAGGGGCAGAGCTCTACGGCCTACGCTTCGCCGCCGACGCCGCCCTCGATGCGCCCATGGTGATCAAGCCGCAACAGCTGACCATCGTCGACACGCCCGCCAGTGGCCACGACGCGCACGTGGTCGAGATACCCCGGCGAGGCAGTAAGACCACGACCATCCTCTGTCTGCTGCTTGGCCGGTGCGCCACCATCCCCGGCTATCAGGTCACGTTCTCCGCACAGTCAGGGGTGGCAGGGAGCAGGCGGCTCCGCGAGTGGAAGACCCGACTCGACCTGGTGAACCCGCCCGACGACGGCGACCTGCCGCCATGGCTTCGCGGTCGCCGCACCCCTGCAAGCTCCCGACATATGGCCCTCTTCGGTGAGGACCTGATCACCGCCGGCGGCACTGACACGCCCGGCCGGCGTGGCTTCCGCGTGCTCATGGGCGAGGTGGGCAAGGGCATCTACTTCGACAACGGCAGCCAGTTCCTTGTGCTCAAGCCTGACGCCTCAGCCGTACGAGGCGAGGCCGCCGACTGCACGTGGCTCGACGAGACGCAAGAGATCGACCCCGACGACGGCGATGAGTTGCTCGCCGGCCTGCTACCGCTCATGGACACCAAGCCCGGTGCCCACATGATACTCAGCGGCACCGCCGGCGAGGCCCGCGTCGGACCCTTCTGGCAGTACGTCAACCGACTCCGCGAAGGCGACCCCGACGTGGGCGGCCTCGACTACGCCGCAGCCGAAGACACCAGCTGGGACCTCCTCGAAGACGAAGACACCGCCATGGAGCTCCTGCAGTCTGTGCACCCCGGCATCGGCACGCTGACGACGCTGGAGAAGATGCGCAAGAACTGGCGAGGCATGGCACGCCCCCAGTGGGCGCGCGAATACCTGAGCCTCTGGCCTGAGACGTACGGCACCCGCGTCATCGACGACGCCCTCTGGGCCTCCTGCGGTCGAGCAAGCAAACCCCCCTACCCCGCCAAGATGGCCTTCGGCCTCTCCATCAAGCCCGGCGGCTCAAGCGCCGCCATCGCCGCCGCCTGGCGCAACCCCAAAGGCGTCGCCTACGTCGAGATCGTCGAGCATCGCAGCGGCACCGCCTGGCTCCCTGACCGCCTGCAGGAGCTCACCACCAAGTACCGCGGAGCAACGGTCGCCTACGACAACATCGCAGAAGGTGCAGCCACCGCCACCGAGTCGGAGCTCCTCACCCCACGCCCAAAGCTTCGAGTGCAGACCTACAGGGAGACCGCCGCCGGATGCGTGCAGTTCATGCGCGACCTGGAACGCGGCACGCTCCGACACTCGCACCAAAACGGGTTCGACCGTGCCGTTGAAGGAGCCGGCCGCCGGGAGACACGCGGCGACCAAGGGGTCTGGCTGTGGACGCCGGCAGAGCTTGGCACCGACATCAGCCCCCTCGACGCCGCCACCCGTGCCCTTCGCAACTGGGACCAACACCACGCCCGCCGCCCCACCACCAGCCGCGGCCCGATCATGGGGGACTAACCGCCATGCCTACACAGTTCGACCGGTCCAAAGAATCAGGCACCCTCGTGACCTGCACAGACTGCCCCTATTGGTTCGCCTTCCAGTGGACCGAGAAGGCAGCACAAGACTCCGCCTGCTCGCACGAAGAGCGCGTGCATCCCGGCCGCACCGAAGCCTCAAGCCGCCGCGCCAAGCACGACAGCAGGGCGCGACACGCCGCCAGATTCTCCCATCGGCAGTAAGAGCCTCAAGTATCTGACTCGTGGGCATACTCGACCTCTTCCGCGGCACGTACGGCCAGGTACG